AGGCGCAAGGCCCGGCTTTGCCCTGGCCGATTTACACGCTTTCCCCTGTGTTTTCGCTTTCGGCATCTTCTGGGCTTTCCCCGTGGTCTTTCTGGAATTGTTCACTCTCGGCGACGATTTCGTCCACGCATCGCTCACCATATCCCAACGCATACCAGACCAGCGCCCGGGTATCGTCATCCATCGGCTCAGACTGTAGCCAACTGGCCGCCCGGAGAGCCGCCGCCCCCGGATGGTCCGCTAACTTCATCGCGTGATGTAGCTGCCGCAGTCGCTCAAAGAAGAGCCCCGGATTCATCTGTCCTCCTCAGTCGATCAGGTGTGAAAGCTTGTAGCGCTCGGCCGCGTCGTATAGCTCGGCCCTCATCTTATCCCAGTCCGTCCGGCCCGCCTCGATCATCCTCATCCAGACCGCCTGAAGTTGCGTCGCCGCCTCGATGACCTCGACCGGTGGGATCACCTTGATCGCCGCCTTGAGCTTCCGGGTCCGGACCCCCTGAGCATGTAGATCCGCCCTGAAGGCGTCGACGTCCATCTCTAGACCCAGGCGACGGATCCCGCCGTTCCCGTAGTAGTCGTGAGGCTGGCGACCCCTGAGGCCGTGCATCTGGCCGAGCTTCCATAGCGCCAGATCATCGCAATACGTGTAGGGCTGGGCACCTTGGCCAATCTTGACTCGATAGATCATGTCTGCTCCCTTCTCTGAGGCATCAGCGCCCCGACTCCGCCCCTGTAATGCTTCCGGCTTTGCTGTCGACTTCTTTCTCATCCTTTCGCCTCCGCCTCGCAGTATAGACCAACGGCAGTCATCGCCATATTCCGGACGATCATCACGACCTCGGCCGGGGTCGGGTTGTGGATTTTCGCCTCGAAAAGCGTCAAACCGTCCGCCTCGAGGTGGATCGCCGACATATCCGCCGCGATCGTTAGCGACCAGTCGGGATGGTACGCCTGGATCTCCTGGTCATAGAAGACGACAGCGGCCGACGCCTCGCTCCATCCATCCGGGTCCTGAGCGATAAGCTCGCCCATCGTGAGTCGTGCCACGTCGTCACCTCCTGCCCTGGTCCGTATCGCCTCCGCCTCCGGTGGTCGACTCGATCTGAAATTCCCTTTTTTTTTGGGGAATGGTTCCGTTTTTGGAAACTCGAAAACATAGGGCAAAGCCCCTAAGTAGAAAATTCCCCTTTTTATCCCTTAAAAATAGGTACCTTTATAGGGGAAAATGCGCCGGCGCACTTTTGGTCTATATAGTGCCCCCCTTGATTTCCCGGATAATTTGGGGAATTGTCTACTTTAGGCCTTGGCTGGTGCTTTTCGAGTTTCCTTTTCGTTCTCCGTTCCCTTTTTTTTTGGGGAATTCAGAGCCGCCAAAGCGATACAAATCGCCTCCGCCTCGTCGCTTGTATAGGTTTGGCCGTACTTTTCGGCGACGTACTCGATCGCGGCGCATTTCCACTCCTCGCGATTTTTGCGCCGTGACGACCCGAACACCAAAAGACGCCATTCGCTAGGCATTATCCACCGAACAGGCGAGGACGGCGCACTTTTCGGCGCACTTTCGCCGCGCGCAATCTGCGCCGCCAGAATCGGCCCCGCGATCATGCCTGCCGACCTGGCCAAAGTTAGCCCCGTTCGGGCATTTTTCGAGACGTACTGAGACTCGCACCAGACCCGGCGCAAATCCGGCGCAAATCCGGCGCAAAAAGTGCGCCGCGCTAAATGTGCGCCGAGACAGGCGGAGGACTGGAACGCCTCCCCAGAGTCCAGGACGAGCACTTTCCGGCCCTGTCGCTGCCTCGGTCGCCATGAGTAGAGGGCCAAGATCTGGCCGTCCTCATCGAGTACCGCAGCCGCCCCCGTTCGCCCTGGGTCGATCCCGATCACCGCCATCGCCTCACCTCCTAGACTTGACGTGTCAAGAGTAACGCGCCCCGGCATCGGAGGCGGTGCCGGGTTACATATCAAGGCCCCTCGAGAAAGGAGACAAAATGAGCAGACGCCGCCGCCCCCTTACTCTTTCACCTGGTCAACTCGTCACCGTTGACGCCCTAACCTGGCGCGTGCGCTTGACTGCCGGGCCGTGGCTCGTCATAGAGAGGGGCGGCAGATCTCGCCGCGTCCACATCCTCGATCCTTCATACACGGGCATCATATGACCACGACGAGCCCCCTCCGATTCTCCGAGCCCTGGCTGGAGCTTATCCACGCCGCCACCTCCTGCGACGACGCCGAGGGGGCATTGAAAGACCCCGACACGATCGCCCGCCTGGCCCTGATCGTCAAGGGTAAGACAAGGCAGATCGAAGACGCGATCACCTCGCGAGGCCTGACCCGGAAGACGGCCCGGGAGGTCGTCAAGCTCGCCCAGGAGCAGGCCCGGCAGACCGAGGCGGAGATGATCAAGGCATCCGCCAGACTAGAGCAGATGGTTCCCCCGGACGAGTACCAGATCGGGACCTTCACCGCCCGACTACCCCCGGCCTACGAGTTCCAGGGCCGGCAGATCTGGCAGGGGGAGGACATGATCGCCGACATCCCGATCGGCCTGGTCGAGCGCTACGAAGTCGCCGGAGCGACAGCAGACGCGGCCCCCTCGGTCCTGTATCGGGTCGCCTGGGATCGAGGCGGAGACGTCCTCTCGGCTGTCATACCTGGGGAACATCTGAGGACGGCCCGGACCTGTACCACCGCCCTCGGACGCTATGGGGCGCCGGTCACGCCATCCAACGCGGCCAAGCTGATCGCCCTGTTCAACCTTCAGGATCTGGCTATCGCAGACGCTCACCCCCTCGCCCGGACCTGCGGATGGCTGCACGGGGATCCGGTCTTCGCTCTGCCCTCCTGGTCTGCTCAGGACGGCCCCCACGCGGTCCAGGTCGAGCCGATCCCAGAATGCACCGCCCAGGCTCGGGCCTACCGGTCCCGGGGGACCTGGGGCGACTATCTGGCAACCCTGGCCAAGCTCGACGCCGTGCCGGAGGCCTGGGGGGCCATTTACGCCGCCTGCGCCCCCGTCCTGATGGTACCCGTCGGGACCACGATGGGCTGTATGCTCTCACTCGCTGCCGACTCGGGATCGGGGAAGACCCGGATCCTCATGGTCGCCGCCGCTACCTGGGGCCGCCCCTCCTCGGACGGCATGATCTCGAATTGGAACACCACGACGGCAGGCCTTGAACAGTTGCTCGAGTTCTCGGATAGCACCTGCGTTTTTATGGACGAGACCCAGCAGGCTCGAAGCCTCTCGCAGGTCACCGAGTGCCTATACCAGACCGCGAACGGAGGCGGCCGCAACAGATACACCAGTTCCCGGGCCTCCTTTCATACGATGATCGTAACGACCGGCGAGCAGTCATTGATGAGCCTAACCACTGAAAGAGGAGCCCAGAACCGGATCCTCGAGTATGGACTCCCCAACGACGGGCGGCCGGCTGGCTATTTTTTCCCCTCGGCGGACATCTGCGACGACGTGACGGCAGGAGTCCAGGACAACTACGGCCACCTCGGCCCCCGATTCGCTCAGCATGTCGCCGGGGCGGACTGGTCAGAGCTTCGCCGCGCCTGGAGGGGTCACGCCGTCCGGTATCGAGATCGGGGCCTGGATACGCGCCTCGCTGACCTCCTGGGGCTTTTGGCGCTCGCTGCCGATCTGATCCATGGACCTTTGGGAGTGCCCCGCCCTGGGGTCGCCTCGGACCCCGTCGAGCTTTTGGCCTACACGACCGCCGCCGCCCGACAGGAGCACGACGCCGAGGCCGACGCCCTCCAACTACTCCAGGACGCCGCCGCCTCCATGCCGCCAAAGTCTCACATCTTCGAGGGTCGGCAGTTAACCGACGATATGCGGCAGGTCGTCGACTCCCTGACCTATTCGGAGGCCCGGCAGGCTCTCGCCCGTCATGGCATCCCAAAACCTCAGGCCATGTGCCGCAGACTGGAGGATCGAGGCATGATCAAGGTACATCGTAAGCAATGCGTCGCCGGAGTTCGGAACCTTTCCTGGGTGGAGTTCGTCTGATGGATTACCGCGTATCGGTGTTTATACCTCACACACACAACGGCCGGATCGTTCCGGGATGGTACCCCAAAGAGCACAGCCTGACCCTGCGGCAGCTTCGAGACGTCGCGACCACACGCCGAAATGCTCGTACCAAGTGCCGAAATAAGTGCTGGAGCCCGGCCCGGTTCTCGATACCCCATCGGAAGAACGAGAACGCGATCGAGGTCTGCGCTCTCGTCTATGACGTCGACACGGGCGCCACTATCGATCAGGCCTGGGATCACTTCCTCCGCTGGGGCTGGACGTTCTGGATCCACACGACCCACAGCCACACCCCGCAGGTCCACAAATTCCGCGTCGTCCTACCACTTTCGGAGCCCTGCCCCGCTAAGTATTACCGCCGCCTCTGGGAGGCCTACGCGCCCCGATTCGCTGATCCCCAGGCGAAGGACATCGCCCGCGCCTACTACCTGCCCTCGGGACCGCCTGAGACCTACGAAATGAGGCGCCGAGACTCCCAGAACCTGCTCGGGGGCGACTGGGAGGCCCTGCCAGAGACCCGCGACGAGCAGAAACGCCGCTACATCGTCGAAGGGTATAACCGACAGCCCCGGAACGATCGGGACTTGGCCGACCCTCGGACCCGGGAGGCTCTGGCCCTTGCGATGGGCGCCCAGATCTCCGAGCGGTCACTGGGTCCGGTCGCTCACGGTATGACCTGCCCGAAATGCTCCCGGCCCTCGGTCTGGTTCCCTATCGTCCCGACCCGGATCGTCTCGGCCATGTGCTCCCACGTCGGATCGTGTCGCTGGATGGGCTCGCCCCGGGATCTGGCTTGACGTGTCGCAGGCGATCGACTACGGTCGACCGCGTCGGGTGGGAATGGTCCCACAACATCGACAGGAGGAAGAATGACACCAGACGAAGCCTATCGGGCAGCGCCCGGCCTGAACTGGTCGACGCTGAAACCCTACGCCACGAGCCCAGCGGCCGCGAAATGGCTCGAAGACAACGGCCGCCCCGACTCGCCCTCGATGGCCTGGGGGCGCTTGGTTCACTGCTTCACCCTAGAGCCTGACCAGGTGGAGAAACGCTGGGCAGTGTATGAAGGACGCCGGGGGACGAAGGCATACCAGGCGTGGCAACAGGAGAACCCGGGGATCCAGGACGTCAAGCCGGCAGAGTGGCGATCCGCCTACCAGGCCTCGATCATGATCTCCGCGCATCAGGCCGCCGGCCATCTCTTTCGGGGTGAGGTCGAGACCGAGATCCCGATCGCCTGGACCTGCCCCGAGACGGGGATCGACTGCAAAGCCAAGATCGACGCCGTCCGCCCTCAGTCTCGGACCCTAATCGACCTAAAGACAACCCGGAGCATTCGAGCCGCGACCTTTGGACGTCAGGCGGCCGAGATGGGCTATCACGGGCAGCTTGCCCACTACGCCCAGGCCTGCGAGCATGGTCTGGGGTGGCGTCCCTCTCGGGTCGTGATCGTCGCGGTCGAGTCCGCCCCGCCCTTCGACGTCGCTGTCTTCGACCTAGACGACGACGCGCTCTGGGCTGGCGAGCACTTGAGGGCCGAACTGATCGAGACCTGGAGGCGGTGCCAGGACGAGCAGACCTGGCCGGGTCGATACCCCCAAGCCCAGCCCCTCCGCCTGCCGTCCTGGGCCTATCCGACCCACGATCTCACTGATCTCGAAATCATCAAGGAGGACTAAAATAATGCCGGATTATGCTACATTTTTCGCCGGCCGGTATATATCGGCTAACGTCGTTGAGGGTTTAGGGCCTCGACCCTTGAAGATCGCCAAGGTCGTATCCGAAGAGGTCGAGCAGATAGACGACCCCAGCCAGACCCGGGAGCGCATGATCGTCTACTTCGACGGATCCCGCCGGGGTTGGCTTGTAAACCGGACTAACGCCGAGTGCTTGGTCGCGATGTTCGGCCGCCGGACCGAGGACTGGATCGGCCGCCGGGTCGTCCTGAAATCGGAGCCGGTCAGGGTCGGACCGACGACCCAGCCGGGGATCCGGGTCCATGGCTCCCCAGACATCGCGGACGACGTCCGCTTTTCCCTCAGACTGCCTCGAAAGAGGCCCCAACCCTACACCCTAAAGAAAACGGAGGACCCGGGATGACCTGGAGACAGATGGACCGCGATCGACTTCTCACGAATATGGTCGAGGATCTAACCCTGAACGAGTGGGCGCGCATATTCGGCGTTACCCGCCAACAAATACAAGCAGACTTGCAACGCCTAGATCTAGGCATTAACCCAAAAGCGGAGGACACACATGATAAACGCGACGATCACCGGCCGACTCGGTAAGGATCCAGAACTGAAGGAAACCAAAAAAGGCGGCCAGATGCTGCGCTTTAACGTCGCCAGCGATCAGGGCTGGGGCGATCAAAAGTCGACCAACTGGATCGGCTGCGTCGTCTTTGGCAAGCGCGCCGAGGTCCTGGAGAGGATCCTTGAGAAGGGGACTTTTGTCATCGTGCGCGGTGAGTTCACGACCCGAACCGACGCCGAGACAGGCCGGACCTTTTTCGATCTGAAGTGCGACGACGTCGAACTCGGCCCCCGGACCCGTCCAGAGGCCAACCCGTACGGGGATCAAGGTAACTCCTCAGATATCCCGTTTTAGCCCCGCCCGGCCCTATCACGGGGCCGGCTCACCCCCGGAGAGAGATGAACCCCACGATCGCCAAGCTTATCGCCTTGTATGGCGAGGATCTAGCCGACGGGATGATCTCGATCCGGGGCGTCATGGGCGCCGCCGGTTGTACCCTACACCAGGCTCACCAGGCATCGATCGAGGCCCGCAAAAAGCGACCCCCGGGGACCTGGCGCGTAGTGGTCGCCGGCGATCTACACTTCTGCCCCCACCACGCCGAGAACTCGCGAAAGGTCGCGAAAGCTTTCGGCCAGTTCATCACGGCCCAGGGTCGGGCCGCCATGAGGAACCGGGAGAAGTTTGTCGCCGTATCGATCGGGGACGCGGCCGACTTCGCCAGCCTGTCGAGCTATGACAAAGGCCGGCGAGCATTCGAAGGCCGAGAGCTTCGGGCCGACTTCGAAGAGGTTAACCGCTGTATCGCGCTTGTCTCCGAGCATATCGAAAACGACGTCTGGGCATACATGGCCCGCCGCCCGTTTGTGACCTCAGGGAACCACGAGGAGCGCGTCCTCCGAGTTGAGGAGTCCGATCGGGAATTTTCGGGGACGTTCGGCATCGGATACGACGAGCACCGGGGCCGGCCGATTAATCTCGAATGGCAGGAGAACGGATGGGCGGTCTACCCCTTTCTCCGCCCTGCTTTCGTCGATGACGTCGCTTTCATGCACTACCTACCCAGCCCCAAGACGGGCCGGGCCATCGCCTCGGTCAATCAAGGCCGGGCGCTCCTCATGTCGTCCCATCAGTCGATCATCGTCGGCCATTCGCACGAATGGAGGACCGGGCGCCTGCTACGCCTGGACGGGTCGAAGCTCGTCGCGACCGTGGTCGGCTGCTCCTTTCTCGACGATCACGCCTACGCCGGCCACATCGGTAACCTCAACTACGATCGCGGCTTTACTGTCCTCCGAGGCCTGAAGGGCTCAGAGTATACACCCCAGTTCCTGCCTTTCTCCGAGGTTTTTCGCTACCTCGAGTCGAGAGGATTCAAAAAAAATAACAAACAGGGTTGACAGGCCGCTCCGGATCTGTGAAGGTCCCCAAGTCGGAGGGCGGTGAAGCCCTCACAAAAACAGGAGCAGACATGACACACGCAGCACACATCCACGGCCAGCCCGCTACACTCGTCGAGGTTATCGCCCACATCCGATCGAACTCCCGCGCCTATGACGGCGATCACGGTCTGTTCTGGTTGGGTGACTGGGAGATGAACACCGACCCCGGATATCCTGGCGAGTTTTCCTGGCTAGAGGTCGAGGCAACGATCGCCGAGGTCGTCGAGGCTATGGGCGACGACGCCGACTGGGGCGGCTGGTCCGTCTATGTCGAAGAGGTGGACTAATGGACCGCGACACGATCGAAGACATGATCGGGGCCGTCATGCTATGCGCCTGCCTCTGGATTTTCGCCGTCTGCTTTCTGGCCCTCACATGATCACGAGGACCCCAGACGGCCGGATCTTGGACGCTGAGACCGGCCGACCTGTTCCGACTGGCAGGAGCGCAAACGGTCGACGGGTCGCCCTCGTTCGTCGTGCTGGCGAGTGGTACGCCGTGCCGTTAAGCAAGGCGCAAAAGGTGGATCCCCCCGCTCCGCCTCCGGACCTTGATCAGCTATGCCTCTTCCCGGTGACATCGTAGAGACCCGCGAGATCTGGATCGACAGTGAACGGATCGGACGGATCCTCGTCGAATGCGAACGAGCCCCGGGCGGCGCCGTCGTCATCGTCGAGCTTATCGAGTGGGACGGGGTCGGGCTCCCTTGGGATCCGGAGGTCGACGACCTGACCGATCTCGACAGGGAAGCGATCTCGGACGCTTGGGATCTTCATTGACCCAGGCAGGCGAGGATCCCGGCGACATAGCACCGGGCGATCTCGTCCTGTCCTGCCTCGCTCTGTAGATATCGGGCGTCGTCGTAGTTCGTATAGAATCCGACCTCGGCCAAGACTGCCGGGGCTCGGGTCTTCGTTAGGACGTAGAAAGGCGCCTCCCAGTCCTGATCCGCGTCGCCCCAGTGACCAGGCCGGATCGGCAGGTCCTGAGCTTCGAATGCCTGATAAAAGGCCGTCGCGTAGTCATCCGCCACCGTCTGCCCTGGAGAGGTAAAGAAAGACACCCCACGCGGTCGCCTCGATGGGCCGCGTATGTCGTCGCCTATGGCGTTTGAATGGAGAGAGACGAAGATATCGAGGGTCTGAGCGTTCGCATTTTTGACCCGCTCCCGGAGGCTTGCGTCCCTCTGGTCGAGGTCGTACCAGTGCGGCCCTGACTCCCAGCAGACATCGGCCACGCAGTCGACGACGATTGCGTCGGTATCCCGCAGCAAAAGCCCGATCACCTTGGCGGCGATCCTCCGATTGATCAGCCCCTCTCCGATCCAGTGGTCGCCGTGGTCGGTGAAAGTGTACTGCTTCCCTGTGTTTTGGTACTGGCCATCGATTAGCCCGCCGTGACCGTAGTCGATCCCGACGACGATCGGCCGGCTCACATCAGAGCCCGGAGCAGAGCGACGACCCCGGAGGCGCCCCCGAGTCCTCCCAGACCCGTCGCAGCGGCCATGAGCGCCCGGTTCGCCTGCTGCCGGCCCTGTTGCTGGGCGATATACCGCTCGGCCTCTGAGAGCCGATTCTCGACCGCCTGAGCGCGTGCGTCGTAGCCCTCGATCCTGGTCTCAAGCTTCCCCAGCAGTCGGGCGTTGTCCTGACACTGTAACTCGATTCGATCTAGCTGCTTTATTAGCTGGCTCATCACGGCATCAGTCACGGCCGCCCCCTAGTAGTCTCACGAGCAGGACGACCACGCCAGCACCTGCCGCCGCCCCTCCTGCTCCGTATGCGATCCGATTCCGTCGGGCGGCTGCTCTGGCCTGCTCCGCCTCCCTCTCTGCTCGGTCGAGCATCAGCCGGAGCCGGTCGACCTCGTAGACATGCGCCGGGATCTCCTCATAACATCCGGCGAGCTTCGTCTCGCAGATGGCCCACCGTGCCTCGCACTCGATGGGATTCGATGCACAGTCGGGCGGCTCAGCGGCTCCCGCAGTCAGTACCAGCCAGAGACCGATCATAGCTCCCTCTCCGCCTTCTCTCGCCTCTGGATGGCCTCCCAGAGCCTCTCGCGTACCTCGTCCCGGTCTTCCTCCGCCTCTGCGACCACGATCCGCGCCTCTCTCTGGGCGGTGCGTCCTCGGATGGCGTCGACCGATGGAGCAGGAGGCCCCGGATCCGGCGTCTGCGGCGTTTTGGTCTTTCGCCTACGTGCCAAGACCCCCACGGCCAGGACCAGGCCCCAGACGAGCCCCAGGGCGCCCCCTACACCGATCAGGCGTCGAAGGGTCGGGCCGGTCGCCGGATGGACTGCCGCAGCGACGACGGCCCCGATCACGAGGCAGGACGCCAGCGCCACCCAGTCGAGGGCGGTCACCGGTTCCCCCGACCGATCATCGCCTCGACCTTCTCCAGGACGCGAGGCAGGGCAGATCGAGCCCATCGGTAGACAAGCTCAGCAGAGGCCCCACACATCGCCCCACCCAGGGCAGCGAGGCTCAGAGGGACCTGGTAGGGCTCAAAAGCTGCCACGGTCTCGGGGATCGTGACGATGCCCAGGAGGACGCCGAGAGCGACGGACCCCAGGCGATAGACGGACCGACGAACCGAGGCCCACCACTCCGGAGGATCGAGCAGCTTGATACCGGTCTTTACGCCTTCGACGATCGCCGAAATGACGGCGGACTGACCAACGGCCAAGACCAGAAGAGCAATAGCAAGAGGCGAAAACATAGCGAGATCCTAAAGTTTCGAGGGGTCAGGGGACCAGGCCCACATAATTAGGGCGAGATGTCGCCGCGTTGGGTCGCCGTTCTCGTCCAGATAGTCCTCGCCCGTGTCGATCATCTGCTGGACCTGACGACGAAGAAAAGCGTCCCGCTTGGCTGGCCAAGGAGTTCCCCGGCTATCGGTGCCCATATCGGCCAGAGACCCGGCCCGGAGATACGCAGTCGTAAACCCCGACCGACTCCGCGCCTGTTCCGATACCCCCTGGTCTTTCGCGATCTCTCGATAACGTCGGACCGTGTTAGGGCTCAGGGGTCGGAATTGGGTCGGCATCGATCGGATCTTGGGCATAACTTAGGCCGGCTTAACGAAGTTAGAACCAAGGAAACGAGGCATCAGAGGCGTAGTAATCTGGGCGACCGTTAGGGTAAACGTCGATCCGGCCGTGATTACTCCGCCGCTTCCTCCGTTATACTCACGGGCACCGAACCACACGTCGAGATAAAGGTTGCTGCTCCGGAAGTATGGAAGGAAGCCGCTGATCGTGGACTCAAGGCCGCTATCATAATCGCCGGCAGGCAAGATCGCGCTCGCCCGCATGTTTTCGGGGTCGGTCGCGTTCGCAGTGTATACCGATCGCAGGGTATACGAGAGGAAAACTCCGATCGGGCTCCCACTAGGTGCCGTGTCAAGCCCTCCGTAACCGGTGCTGGGCGGGGTGTTCCAGTATGCCGAGGATGCTCCGTTCGGGTTCCAGATCGCGCTAAAACCGTCGACCAATGCCGTATTATCATTGGTCAGACCGACGGCGATCGATGGGTCATCGCCTGGGCTGACATTGGCCACCACGTCAGTAATAAGCGGATAGCAGATAAAGAACATATCACCGAGACCATCGGGCGTTATGTCCACGCCATCAAGGCCGGTAGCAGCCCAGATAAAGTGGGGCGCATTGTAGGCGCCTTGGGTCGGAATGTTCGCCGCAGTCTCAACCGATAGCGTCCCGGTGTCCTCATCATATGACCACGAGGCGATCTGGGAATTCGGATCGATCAAGGTCGGCTGCCCCTTGGCATATCTGACCAAGTTCGACTGACTGACCGGATCGACGCCGCCACCGCCTGCCCCTCCGATGGGAGCTAGGACCCGGCTCATCGTGTCACCGGATAGGGCGCGATCGACATGGTATCTGACCCAGAAGGGCACCAGATCACGATCGCCCCGTCGTACTCCTCCGAGAACGCGACCGGGATAGGAACCAAGGTAGCAGCAGGAATAACAACATAATCAGACGCAGGAGCGGCCGAGCCATCGGCTAAGCTGCTCGCCTCCTTGATTTGATACCGGCATTCGGTAGGGCAAAAGACATAGACGGCCGAAAGACGGCCCTTGATAGCGTCGCCGAATTCGATTCGGCCTGTAGTGGTCCCGACGGCTACCGTCTTGGTATCGACCGGGCTTCCGAGTGTGACGGTGGCCATCTTCTCCGCTCCGTGCTAGGGGTCTCGGCTCGCATAACCCGGGGCGGCTCCCGGCGCTAGACCTGGGGCGGTGGAGGTGGCGCGTCGTCGCTGCTCCCTGCCGGCTCCTCAGTCGCTCGGCTCGATGTGCTCGGGAAGAAGGATAGCTCGACGTCCCAGAGCGGATCGTCCGTCATCGTCCGAGACGACACGATCCCGACTACCTCCGACATATAGACACTCGGATCGGTGAATCGGATCGGAGTCCCCGGGGGCAGATTTAGGGCCAAGCTTGACCGGATCTGGACGGGTACCGTCCGGGCCGTATAGGTCGCTCGCCGGCTTAGCCAGTCGGCCACGGTCATCGCCGTAGCGTCGTCGTAGGTCCAGGGGATCCGGTACTCCTGGACCGCGTCCGGGGTGCTCGTCGTCATGCTCCAGGGAGTCACGAAGGCCCCCGCCCCTGGGTCTCCTTTGGGCTTGATCTTGATCTTCTTCGCCCCGCTCCGGTCGTCCAGTTGATTCGGTGCGTACTCGACGACGATCTCCGCCGCCTGCTCCTCAGGCTTCCGAGTCATCGAGATCGGTCCGGTCCGGTGGCAGTTCAGGCCGTCGACTAGGGGGACGGTGTAGCGCTTGGGAGGGTCGAGGTCGATCCGGATGGCGGTGATCCCGTTCGGCCCGATATAAAACGACAGGGGCAGCAGGTCGAGGACTTCCGTCAACGCCTCCGAGGGGGCGATCGGCTCGTCGATGAACCACGCCACCGACCCACCAAAGCTCGACATCGAGGCCCGAAGGCTCGGAATGTCCCAAGGCTGACCCGACCGGGCCGCCAGGTCGACGACCAGATCCCCGACGGTCTGGACTCCGCCCGGCGCCGCGATGGCTTGCGACCCTTGCACGTCTAACCATGCAACCCACCACCCATCAGCCGGATCGACGCCTGGGAGGCCGATCTCGTCCACGTAGAGGCAGTGGATCCCGTTCCCTCGGTTGTCCCTCTTTTGGAACACCGAAAGCAGGGATCCGGTACCCGTCACAAGCTCGAGCGTTCCTTCATTCTCTCGGTAGAGCCTAACCTTATTCGCCCCGCCATCATCAGCGACGGGCCGACCAGATACGACCCAGCCGGATACGGTGCCGGCTACATTGTATGCAAACGGGATCGCCGGGCTAAATACTTGAGAACCGGCGGATCCGTACACCGTCGGATAGTATCGACCGATCCCGGGGCTGTCGTCGATCCAGGTCTGGAGGACCCCGCTCGGTTCCTCCCGCATCGGGTTATCGTCTCGGGTGATATCGGCATCGTATACGGTCGCGAAGTCGATCCGCTCGTCTAGGTCGAGCACGTTTGCCGAGTCGTCTAGCGGCTCGCTCGATAGGGTCAGGCTCACCACCTCGAATCGATCCCCGACCTGGGGCGCGTCTGCTCGGGCGTCGGTCATCGCGGAGATCGCCAGGTGCTCGGGCTGGTCGGTGTCCCAGATCCTCAGCGTCCCCCGGGAGGCGGTGAAATCATGCCCCCACTCGATCGCCCGGGCCAAGATTGGATCCGAAACCAGGCAGGAGATGGAGGCGGTCCGCTCGCTCGGTATCTGGCCGACCCCGTCGAGGCTTTCGGTCAGACTCACCTGGTCCAGGGTCCCGGAGTACATCCGCCCGGCATAGGTCACCGGCTGAGACGAGAGGTAGATCGTCCGACCTCCGATGGTCAAATCGAGCAGCCAGACCAGCATCAGACCTCCTCGACGATTTCGAGGGCGCCAGGCTGGACCACTTCGTCGTCTAGCTCGTTACCCAGGACGAACGCCGCAGATACCGCCGAACTGATCCGGCCCTCGAGGAATTCGCGCCGCCTGTCAAGCAAGGCCGAACCGGTAAAGCTCGGAAGGCTCGGAAGATAGAGAACTTTCGCCGCCGGCCCATCGAGTCGCCGGACCATGCTCTCCAGGACTAGGGCAGTCCCGCCCCTGCTCGCCCCCTGCTGGCTGCCGCCTTGATCGATCAACACGTAGTCAGGATCCGAGTCCTCCGCCTCTACCTGGGACATGTCGAAGGGGTCCCAGTTGAGGACGGCCCGGCGCTCGGCTGGTGAGTTGACCCGGTGGGTATACTGGCCATCTCGGGTCCGGATGGTCTCGACCTGGGCCGACGTCTCAACCGTCCGACCCCAGGCGTACTCGTTCCCTAGCGGATAGACCCAATAGAACCCGATCGATCCGATCTCCAGATAGGACTCGGCCGGGGCAGCCATCGCCGCCGCGCCTCCAAAAGTGAGCCGGACCGCCCCGACATCCGACGACGTCTCGACGAGGATCACCCAGTCGGCCGGGGTGATGTCTACGAAGTCCGGCGCCGCGATGTCCCGATCTGCTCGGATGGCGACCGCGATCGGGCTGTTGATATCCCAGCGCCCCTCGGTATGATGGACGATCCGCGCCGCCTCGTAGTCTGGGGGCGTGTCGCCCGTGCTGTAGCCGTGGAGGGTCCCGCCTGCGTACTCGTCGGGCTGGAGGTATAGAGACCCGGCGTAGCCCGTCCCGGGTCGAATGACGCGGCCGATCTGGTCGCTGTTCAATCCTCGATGGCCCGGCGTGAAAGTTCCGATCACTGTCCACCCAGCGACGTCTCGGGTCTCGATCTGGATCGTCGAGGCATTGCACCCCCGGACGCAGATCGCGAGGGTCTGGGACTCCTGAAGCTGCCGGCCGGCGTCGCCCCACTGCCACGCGAGAGAGGATCCGTAGTCGATCGCCGTCGACCGCCACGGCACGCGAGGACCGCGCTCGATGGCATTTTCCGCCCGATAGAGAGGCCGGGGAGCGATCGCCCACTCCTCACCCCTCCAGGACGGCCCACCGCTCGGATCGACGTCGACAGCGTCGAGGGCATAGGTTCGGCCCGTAAGGTGCCGGCCTCGGAGTTCCGCCTCGGTGACGTGAGGAGAGGCGGCCGAGATATTAAAGCCCCCGACAGTCCGATCCCCAAGCTGGACGCTATACCATTTGGAGGTTCCCGTCGTCGCGCCGTTCCCGAATTGTACCGACGGCCCGCCGGTTCCGGTTGTGGTCAGGGCGGCCCGTGCGATCTCAGTCCATCGCCTCCGGTCGGTCTGGGCCTCCTGAGTGCCGGCCAAAATCTCCCGACCCCAGACGACACCAAAGCCGGTCGACTCGTCGATCTCCATCCAGATCTCGACGGAGTCAGCAAGAGCCGCATCGTATGCGAAATTCCCGATCACTGCCCCGGACCCCAGATCAAAAACAGCCAGAGCCCCACCGCCTCCGGTGACCATGAGGAACTTTGTCGAGGTTCGTAGCATCAAAAGCGAGCTTGTCCCCGGGTTCCATCTGGCCCGGACTGCCATATCGGCGGACGCGGTCAATCCGGTATTGTAGAAGTAGGACCGGCCTCCTCCGGTGGTCGTGATATCGAGCCGGCCGAGGTTGTCGATCGTGTCGGTACCCGCTCCGATCTGGGTCCATCCTAACTGGATCGGGACGTCGATCGGCAGATATACCCGGTCGAACCCGCCAGACGCTGCGTCGGTATAGCTCGCCTGAGTGCTCGGCAGGCTGGCCGTAGTCCATCCGCCAAAGGTCAGGGAGTAGAGGGCATAATCCGGAGTAAGTGCCGGCGCCTGAGCTTGTGAGACCATGACGACCCGGCCCCTCTGCCAGGTCGCGGAATACTTGAACAGATCCCCACCAGTCGCCCCGGTGAACCTACAACATCCGGTAGCGTCGTCGGGAGCAATCCAGGTCCGGCCCTGGTCGTAGCTGAAATACGGCCGGACGATATCCGTCTCGGAGGCGTAGATCCAGACGATGCCGGCCGGGTCATAGGCCGACGCGGTATCGGTCGCACCGACCACCGACCAGAGCGGATCGATCTCGTCCTGGGTGACATCAGCGATCGAGAAATAAGAGGAAGCAAGCCGCAACGATCGCAGGTGAGGTGTTGCCCCGACATTGATCAAGACGATAAAGCCCTCGCCCGTCGCGCATACGTCCGGCATGGTCCCGGGTAGCTCGGTCACGAACTGGAGAGAGACGCCCATATCGGCCGATCCGAACTGGATTAGGTTCGTTCCTTCCTGGGCTATGAGAAGGACTTGGCCGCGATTGTATGCCGCGCGCATCCGGGTCGGGGATCCGATCGTCCGGCTGCTGATCTTGTCCCCGCCGAAATTCCAGGTCGATCCGTTATCGTCGGAGTACCAGAGGCGGAGGAACCCCGCGATCGACTCGTATAGGTGGATCCGGCCGCTCGTCAGGGTCACGAGGCAGGGCGCGCGCTGGGAGAAGCTCGTCCCGTAGGTCTCGACCGTGATCGGGCTCGACCATGCGTAGCCGTCCGGGGTCGACCGATAGACGCGCGTCTCGTAGACGCCACCGATCCGGGCCTCTGCGACCGCGATCAGTGTTCCGTCTGTTGCCGTGGTTATATCTGCATTCTCGATGAAGTCGCCCGATCCGGAGTCGTCAAAGGCGATCGGCTGGAGGCTGGAGACGGTCAGGGGCGGATCCCATCCATGCCAGGCCGAGTCACCGACCGGGGCGGGATCTAGTCGCGAGATGTACGTCGCGCCCTGATACACTGCCTCCCCTGCCGGACTGATCAGACCGGGGACGCCTGGATCCTGGACCCGGATCCGGACGCCATTCGAGGGGGTACCGTAGGACGTAATCGCGGTCTTCGTCGCCTGCTGGGCGACTGGCTGATCGGCATTCGGTCCCGCCTCGCTATAGCCGGACGACTGATCGGGCCAGAAACTCACGTCATAGACCGGGAGCCCGATCCCCTGCTGTCGTGTCGTACTGAATTCGCTACCCATTGCGCCGCCTCCTGCGTGCCTTGCTATCCCGGAGAGGAGACCCGCGCCGCCTCTGACTGTCCCGGAGTTGTTCGTCGAAGACCCGGCCCCGGTACTCATTCACGACGACCAGAGGAGCCGCCGAGACGTCCCGCCCTCGTTCCGTCCTGACCTGCTCCGGAGTCGATACGGCGCGACTAGAGGCGCCGGCCGACGTTGGGGCCGCCTGACCTGACGCGCTCGCCAGGGCGGCGATCTGAGCCCCGATCGTGCCGAGGGCTGTAGCGGCCGCGATAGGTCCGACGAAAGGGCCGCCGTCTGCGAAAGCTCGGGCCACTGCCACCGCCTGGTATGCGATCGTCTCAAGGAGCTTCGCCGCCGCGATGGCGTCCGAGCTTGCCCCCGCCGCCTCTGCGATGTCCATGAATCCGCCCGTGACGGTCTCGGAGAACTTGATCGCATTGTCTCGGCGCTTTTCGTTCTGGGCCTCTCTGTCGGCCATCTCCTTCGCTCTGATGTCCCGGCGCTTCTCTGCCGCGACCCGCTCGATCTCGGTCTCCCGGAAGGCCAGATCCTGGGCCAGTTGGATCTGAATCTCCCCCGCTCTGATGGCCAGTTCCTGGGCCTCTGAGGCTGCGAGGAATCCGGCCCGGACGTCAAGCCGGAGACCGGCCGTAGCCTCTCTGAGGGCCTGCATCTGGCCCCGTATGCGATCGATCTCGGTGTCCCCGCTCGCCTCCTGCCGCTTCTGGATCTCCCGCTCCATCGCGTCGACCAGATCGAGCCGGCTCTGGGCCTGCTCTCGGGCCTGGTCCCGGATCGCCGCGCTCAGCTTCCGGCGTGACTCGGCCACCTTCGAGATCGCCGCCGCGTGCTTCTCCGCCGCCTCTGCTGCCTCTTTGTGGGCTTTATTGTTGGCGATCGTGTTATCGAGTAGCCGCCGGCCGCTCTCTCGGGTGCTCTCCATAGCAGGGGCCAGACTATCCGACAGGCCCCCGACCGCATAGTCGACCGCCCCGTCGATTAGGTCGGTGAGACCTTGATCGAGGCTGTCGAGGGTCCCGGTCACCGCGTGGATCGTGCTGGTCAGGACGTTACCCTCCCCCAGTACCATCTCGGCCAGTGTCGCGATCCCGTTATAGATCGTCTTTAAACCTTGCAAAAACAGATAGGGGGCGGCCATCATGGACCGCGCGAAGAAGTTCGCCGCCTTCTTAATTATGCCGGTGAAACTCATGTAACCGGCCGGCAGTTGATTAAGCAGGTCAAAAGCAGACTGAACGATCCCCGCCGTGATCTCGGTCGCGTATTGAATTTGAGGGCCGAAATCCTGGGCGATCCGGATCCCGATCTCCCTGAACATCACCCCGACAAGCTCTAGCGTTGCGTGCATGTCTTTCGACGCTTGGATCGCCTGCTCGTTCCCCTCTCTCTGGAGGCCCAAGATCCCGACGTATTTCGCGTTCGCCTTGGTTAATTCCTGGACCTGATGGACCGCCGCCGCGATCCCGATCACCGTCGCGCCTGCCGCGATTAGCCCCGCAGTCAGGGCAGCAAGGGCAGCCGCCGCCGCGATGGCGTGGGGACCCATCATAGCTACCGATTTACCCAGGCCGCCGAATAGCTCGATCCCGTCCTCGATGTCGCCCATAAACGAGCCGAGAAGGGCGTTACCGCTCCGGAATGCGTGCTCGTAGTTCTTTTGGAGATTGTTCGCCAGGTCGGACGCTCTCCGCCTGCTGGCTCGCTCGACCTGGGCCGCCAGTCGGTCGCCCCGTCTCCAGGCCTTCCCCGCCTGCTTGACGGCCTCCTCGATCGCGTCCTCGGTCATCCCGGGGATCCTCTGGAGGCGCTGCCTCATCTTCTCGACTCTGACGTCAATCTCGATCGAAACGGCCATTACTCACCATCCGCGAAGGTATCTAAAAATTGTTGACGAAGGATCGGCTCTATCACCGGTTCGATCCGGTTTTTGGCGCTGTCCTTCTCTGGCCAGCGAACGAGGAGCCACATCGCAGCCCCTTGTTTGTGGGCTTTGGACCCAATCTTTTTTAGCTCAGCGGCCAAAACCATCGACCGCCGCCAGCGTTTCTGTGGATCCTGGATCGGGTCTTTTCGCCCTTCCATCGTGAAATATTCGCCCATAAACGGAGTTAGCGAGGCGTCCCAGTTTTTGAGCGTCTGGGTCTTCCCCTCCAGGTGATCCCAGTACCACGCCGGATGCTTTTTGAAAGCGATCTGAGGCGACCGGATATATCTTACTTTAGTCGCCACGATGACCCGCGCTCGGATGGTTCCGGAGAGGTCGATCTCGGCGTGCCACTTGACCGAGTCGCGCGCCTGGCCGGTCTTGATCGGCATCAGGTCCCGGGCCTGATTCCCTAGCCGGTCGGCCTCCGACTGCATCAGGTCGAGGATCTGGGTCGTGCTCTGGTCTAGCCCATCGCGGATCTGGCGCATCAGGTCGTCCGTGATGTCCATCTCGAATCCGTTATGAGTTAGCTTTGTTCCCATCTTTTCGCGCGCTCCTTGGCTTCCTCTGCTTTGATTCGGTAGAGGGCCAGGAGGATCAGCCTCTGCTCTCTGTCCAATGTGCCGAACCAGCCGGGGGGCTGGCGATAGTCGTGTTCTATCCTGGCAACATGCAGAGCCAGAGGCTCCGCGCTTAGTCCTTTTTTACCTCTTCGACCTCTGATTCTGTAGGTAACTGGCCGAGGATCGCGACGGTAGCCTCTCCGCCTGCTCGGGCGGCGCCCTCCATCGCCTCGGTCCCACTCATGCCCCCGCGTATCAACTGAGCGACGACGAAATCGAACATCTCCCGCCCGGTTTCGTAGAGGTCGCCATAGTTGATCTTGATTCCGGCCTTCCTCGCTAGAGCAGGGGCGCAGACGGCAAGAGCCGCCCCGCCCGCGAACTCTGGCGAGTTTTCGAGCATTCTCACGATGGAGAGCGCCGTCGATGGCGAGGCCGGGGCCTTGATCTTGATTCGCTCGGGTCCTAGTTCGATCGTCTGCATTTGTCCTCCTAAATGCGTGATCAGCTTAGTGTAATATCGCCGGTGACGTCGCCGTAGCAGGTCACCTCTACGGTCCAGGTCCCGGGCTCCTCAATGGCAGCCGTCGCCAGACCGACGCAACGGGTGAAGGTCAGGGTATGATCTGTTGCTTCCCCGATGTCGCTACCCTCAAGGTCGATCGTGATGTCGACCCCAAAGACGTCGCCGCCTCCGAAACTTACCGGGATCGTCGAAGTCGCCGCAGCCCAGGCGCCGGCCCGGTTAAAGACATCCCACGGGCTCACCTCTGTATTGCCCTCGGCGTCGACGGTGCCGCTGTAGTTGGCCAGGTGAAAGGTCAGGGAGAAAGTGATCTCGTTCCGATCTGAGTGTCGGACGGTCGCCTTACCGTCGCGCGTCTTATATGCCACGACGTTCCTAAGTTTTCGGTTCATATTGGAGATCGAGACCGACCCGTTGAACATGCCGAAAGATTGAGAGAGGGCGGCCCCGTCCGCGATAGTGACGGAGCAATCGTAACGATGCTTGATGACTGAACCGGTGGCCATGACTGGTCTCCTATGGTAACTGAGTGTGGAAGGTGGCGAGCACGCGGACAGATCCCCGCGCGTCGAAGTTATCGCCCAGAACGCATCGAGCGGACTGGACGGCTAACCGGACGGGCTCGCCGACCGGAACGGACATAAGAAAGCCGATTATCTCGTCCTGGAGGTTCAGCGTCGTTATGTACGCCTCGTGTGCGTCGTCCATCTGGAGGAACGCGAACCAGGTGATCTCAAGCTCGGCTGTCGTGAAAGGTTGGGGGGTCCCCTGTAATCGTCGGGACTTGCTGCCCTGATCGTGATCGGTAAAGGTCGATCCCGCATAGCGGACAGAAAATGACCGGTGACGATAAAGCCCGGACATCCCCGTATCCTGCTGGGATAGCTCAGCCGGCCAGGGTTGATATTGCCAGTCGCCGCCTGTCTGGATCAGGGTCGCCACTGCGTCGAGCATTGCGCCGGTTCGAACGGTTAACATCGTTAATACTTCCGGGACGGCGTCGAGCCGAGCCAGAGGATCCCGACGGCCGCGCGCTGCTCGTCGACGTCTCCATCATCGTCCAGGTCATACCGGAGAGAGATCCGACCGAATGACGACTCGAACTGCTGCCGATACATCTCGGCCCGCTCTTGAAGTTGGGGCGCGCCTCGGATGGCTAGCGCCTCGTGAATCAGGGCCAGAGCCAGAGCGATCTCCGGCTCTCTCAAGCTCGCCGAGTCAATGATCAGCCAGGGACGACGCCCCGCCTGTAAAAGTCTGTGCTGGATCGTTAGCCAGGCCTCTTGCCTCCAGGGCTCCATCGTAGCCTCTCGGGTGATAGCCCCGGCAGAGGTCCGATCGAGGTAGGGGCAGCGACGATAGAGATCCGCGTCGGTCACCACCGAATAAGCGACCCGCCGGCAGAGAGCCGCGTCGTGGTCGAAAATGTGAGCGTGCTCGTCGAGGTTATGCCCGTGGCCGTGGGTGAAATCGACCGACCACACGACCCGCCAGCCGTATCCCTTGGCCTGGTCTGTAGTGACCGCCGCCGGGATCGTATACTGGGGAATGTCCCCGACGATGGTAGCCGCCGCCGCGTCGACGACGATCTCCCCGGCCGCATTGCAGACCGTGACCGTCGCGGCCGTCGGGGTGACGAGTGATCCGCCTGAGTACACCGGACAGAAGAGCGTTGAGTCCCGATCGTGCTCGATCAGGATGACAGGTAGCTCGAAGCGTGCGGAGTAGTCGGGGGCGGATACGGTCATCGGCTAGGCCTCCTCGGGGGTGTCGTACTCGTCGGGGGCTGGCTCCGCCTCGCCTCTGACGCCATCGAGGGCAGCCCTCACGACGTCCAGATCTGCGGCCAGTCTCTCGACCACTGCCGCCCGGCTGCCTCGGTACTGCTCCGGAAGGCTCGCCGCCATCTCGCCCGCGCTGTCGATGGCCTGGACGAGTGACCGCTCCAAGATCTCCAGGGCGTCAAGCTGGGGCGCCTCGATGATGCCGCGATCGACCAGCGAGGCCAGCCAGTCGCAAAAGCCGCTCTCGTCGAATGTGACGTGGTTCGATCCGCTGTAGGCGGTCGTCCATCGGTCGACGTACATCCCAGGGCCTACCCGCTTCATATACGACTGGAAGTCGGGGGCGTCGATCCCCCAGTCCAAGATCTGCCGGCCACGTTCTGCGGCCCAAGTCCGGAAGGCTGAGAGGTCCCAGCGCTTGCCGACCTTTCGGATCAGGTTCACCCCCGGGATCAGTCGCTGCCGACCGAGTCGAGGAACGAGCCGACCCCCTCGGACCTGCCACGACATCCGGTGATGGGTGAACAGGAACATCGCCGCCCCGTCAAGCTTGGGCGGTTTAGGGCCTGGGGCGCTCACCTCCTCAGGTGCTGCGTATGCGCTCGCTGGAGCTACTTTGGCCATCGGGGGTCCTCCTGGGTGGGGCAAGGGGTGAGGACCCCGGAGATCGGCTCTCCGGGGCCTCTGGCGCGCTATCAGTTAGCGGACAGGATCTGAACGCCTCGGGCGTCCTCGAACTCAGCCACGCCAAAATAGGTGTGGCCGTGGATCTCGTCGATGTCGCTACCTGGAACGCGGTCGATCTCAAGCTTCGTCCGGCCGATCACTGCTTGACGGACTGGGTCCATCACGCTCGGGGCCATGTCTGCGAAAACGATCCCAGACTTGCCGACCATCATACCCTGACGGTCGGAGCCGCTGAGAGGGATATTCGAAGAGACGAACACGTCGACGCCGAAGAGTTTGCCCTTGTAACCGGTAGAACCGGAGACGGTGGCCTCGGCTGGGATGTACTGAGCGGCGCCGCCGACGCTGATCAGGTGTTCCTTCCGGATGCCCCGCCATTGATTCGGGTGCAACACTGCGAGGTATGGCCCCTCGACGTTCGCAGCTTCGAGAGTGTTAATCGCGTTAAGGAAGGTAGTAAGGGACATTTCGACGCCGGTAGTACCGACGACGTTAGACCAGCCAGAAGCCAAGCCGCAGATCGAGTTCGTCAGATGACGGCCAGCATCCACGAGAATCGACTGATAGAGGCTTTGCATTCCGACGACTGGATCGGTGTCCAGAGCGATCGAGGTAATATCGTAGGACAGCGAGTGGCGATCGACTGCGATCGTGACGCTCGTGTCGGTGAAAGCGGTGTTTGCTACGTCGTCATCCTCGGTAGCTGCTCCGCTTGCTTTCGTAGTGAAAGCGTCTTGACCGAAACCAAGACGAGCGACGCGGAGGGTCTGAGTACCGAGACCAGAGACAGAACCAGCGTACAAAAACGCAGGATATAGCTCGGGCTGGAGGATTGAACGATCGGCGAGAGTAAGCTCGTAGACAGCCGAGCGGACGTCGGCCGACCGGCTGAAATCGGTGGTAAGATCTGCGGCCATTGTGGGCGCTCCTTATTTCGTGAGGTCATAGGGTGAAAGCTCAGGATCACGCTACAACGCTTAACGGAGCGAGGGGCCGCGCGTGAGGAACCGGACCAGGCCGATCCCACGCCAGGCCCTAACCTATCGCCGGAGAGCCGTCAAGGCCTGCTGAAGTTCGATCCGGGCCTGGTTCATTTCGTCCGAGGACCCCCCGATCCGCCTCAGCGTGTGGAGCTTTTCGGTCGCCGCCTGGAGACGTGACTTGGCATCGACCGGGGCCGGGGGTGCCTGCTCGGTCATCGTGCCGGGGGTCGGCTGGGGAGTGGAAGGCCCACGGGACGCCTCAGCCGCCGAGGAGGACGCACCGGGGGCAGAGGCGCCCGGGGCGGATACATAGGCCGCCAGCCCGCGCGGAATGTCTCCAGACTCGCGAACGGAGGCGAACCAGTCGGGAAGGGTCGGGCGAGTGTCGGCCGGCAGTCGGCCCCAGATGACCTCGGCGACGGCGATCGCCTCGGGGTCAGTCAGTCCGGCGCGTGCCAGATCTAGATCCCGCCTCGTCGTGTTCAATTGAGACTCCAGCCCCTGGGCCTGCTCGATCTTCCCGGTCAGGTCTGCGACCTGCTCTCGAAGCTGCGCACGTTCGGCCCTTAGACTTTTGATCTCGTCTAATAAGGCCGGGGGCGGCTCGGTTTTGGTCGGGGCCGGGGTTTGGGCTTGGCTTTGCTCACTGGGCGGCGCCTGCTGGCTCTGCTCTTCCATCTGCGTCCTCTCGGTTAAGTGCCTGGATCGCTTGCAATTCGGCGACAGCGTCGACCACGTCAAGGCCAGGGTGTAGCATGCGGTACGCGTCGACCTGACTCATCCGACCGGCCGCGATCTCCGCGTCAACGTACTCCTGAACCTTTCCGAGTTCGTCGATAGTCAAGGGGAGCCCGGTATAGTTGACCCGCCAGCCCTCATCCGGTAGGCCCATCATCGCGCCGACCATGCGCAGAAGCTCGGTATCTCCCCTCTGAAACTGGCTTTCGTACCGGCGTTGCATCTCTCGCTGACCGTCTCGGGTGACTGCCAGAGCGTAGCCGGATCGAGGGTCACCGCTGACCCGGGAGATATCGGCCGCGCTGAGGCCTGCCGTCGCGTAAACCGTCCGAGTATAGGACTCGATCGATCCCAGCATTTCGGCAGGACTGACCGGGGGCGACCATGCCCCGACCGTAGGCGAGGCCACTTGCTCGTGATCTTGGATCCCCTGTAGCACCGTCGCCGGGTCTGCTACCACCTCGGTCCGACCGTCTCGGGATCCAGACGACCCGGAGCCCATCCAGTCGACCCCGACGGAGTAGCGCTGAGCCCACGCCGCGTTCCTCATCACGTGGCCATAATAGGAGTAATAAAGCCCGATACGAAGCGTCGCCTCGGTCATCTCGAGGCCGGTCGACCAGTCGTAGAGATCGCCAGTCCGGGCCGCGTGATAGGTCGCGAGGGGGACATAGGCCCGGCCGTCGCTGTATCGCCAGGGGTACGCCTCGCCCTGCCAGCCGGTCTCGGGGGTGTCCATCATCACGGCCGACGTGATATCGTGGCCGGTCGCGTCAAGGACTCGATACGTAGGAAGCTCGGGATCCCGGACGTCCCACTCGTCGCAAGTCCAGATCCGGGCGCCGCCTACGGTCCGAGGGCGGTACCACTTGGCGAAACCGATCGACTCCGGGTCATCCGGCAGGCTCTCCGCCTCCATGTCCCCAGGGAATGCGGGGATCAGGGTCAACCGCCCGTCAGGCATCGCGACGGGGTGGACGTGCATCTCTCGGATCGCGATCGTGTCTCGCTGGACTCGTGGCATCATCGAGGCCCATCCGGCCGAATCCATGATCCGAGACATCTCCGCCCGCGCTATCGGGTCGGAGTGTCGGATCTCGGGCTTTCTATCGTAGAGCGTCGCCTGGGCTGTCGCGATGTCAAGCCAGGCGCAACGCGAAATATCGCCGTGACCCCAAGCTGACTGTCGGACCGTTCCGATCGCGTCTCGGATGTATCCGTCAAGGTCGGCCACCCACTCGCCGTAAACCATGCGCCGCCGCCTGCTCTGCTCGGACATCCTCCGCGCGTGACGTTGGGAGGGGTAGGGCTTGGCAGGGAGAAGGTCGTAGGCCATATCATTCGATCCGGAGTGAGGCCCGCGAAGAGGTACGACGGGCGCGCATGATTGTAGGTTCTAGCGCGTATCTCAGCGCGTCTATGATGTCCTTATGCTCGTCGTCCTTCCATGCCCACCGCCGCAACGATTCCACAACGCGAGAGCATCGAGTATCAACGCGGAAGTGTACAGACTCGGGCGTATCCTGATCGCCGCGTAATTGCAAGTCATGCATCCACCGCACGCCATAATCGAGGCGTCCCCTAGTGTTTGCGCCTTTCTTTGCCTGTCTGATTGGTGGCGCCAGTCGGCCGGCTGGGACGTTTACGTGCCTCGTATGGGCGATTGCAGCGGCGAGATCGGCGTTCGACTTCCTCGCCGTGCTGCCTCGGATGTGCCGGACGTCGTGGGGCTTGTCACCGGTCGCCCCGGTCAGGTCAGACCAGCGGAGGCCCCACCTCATCAGCATCTGGACGATCCCCTCGGCGTCCTGGTCGTGCGTCGTCAGGCCCTCGCCGACGTACTGATCCAGGACGAAGACGCGAGGGGTCCGGCCTGAACCATGCACCCCGACCAAAACCGCACACTGCTTGTTATCTCGCTCGCCGTGGTCGATACCGACGAACAGATCCAGATCCAGGCCCGCCGCCTCTCTGCTCAGGTCGCCGACGTGCTTCCCTCCTGGGCGGTAGTCGAAGGCCGGGAAGGCCTGACCCTCGGGCGGTGTCTCCCACTCGCCATCGAGGACGATCGGGGCCTCCCAGCTTAGGACCTGCCGGCGCTGCTCCTCACAAAAGGCGAGATCCATCGGGGTCCCGTCTGCGAGCTTCCGGGGCTCATCCCAGCCGACGGGGACGAAAGCCTCGGGGATCATCCGGGTATGGTGCTCGGAGATCGTCCCGTTATCGACTAGCTTTTTGAGCCAGTCCAGAGGCTCGGGGGCGTTGATCGGGGTGAAGCCCATAATTAAGGATCCGCCCGTGTTCATCAGTCGCCGCTCACATTCGGCGTAGATCCGTTGCCTTTGCGGCTCGTCCATAATGACTAGATCCAGCGTATCGCCTGACAAGCTCAGCCCACCGGCCGCCGCGCTATGGAACTCGACGACCGACTCCCCACCATGAACGCTCCGGATCCAGCAGTCCTGAACCCGACCCCGGAACCCGATCGAGGGGTCGAACCGCGTCCGGTCGCTGATCCAATGCTTGGGGATCCCCGCCCAGAATTTCCGCTGTATCTTCCGGGAGTGGTCCGCCGTCGGACTGATACACACCGCCCGGATCGGCTTTGGGGGCAGGGCATCGGGTCCGAGATAGGGATGGACGCCCCGGAGACGGTACCGCATTTGAGCGCATAGGGCCTCGGTTTTGCCGAACTGGTTCCCCGTCCGAATCGATAGCCGACGAGCCGGATCGCTTAAAAAGGCGTGTTGAACTGGGATCCAGGGCAGGAACGCCGTGGGGGCCTGTTTTCGCCGTTCTGCGAGCTTTTGGAGTGCGGCCGGGCCTCGTGTCAGGTGTCACCCCCTAAGAGCCGCAGAGAGGGCAGGGCGCGCCTCAGAGCCCCAGCCCGGCCAGCCCTCACCAGGTCGGCCAGTATCAGATCGAGGATCGGGTCCGGTACCTCGGCCAGCCACTCGGCCGCCATCTCGGCCAGTTCCTCCGCCTCCATGTCGTCGAAGGCTCGGGCGCTGGCGTCCTCCTGGGCCGCCTCGGTTAGCTCTCCGATACGCTCGACCAAGAGCATCCGCTGACGAGCGAGGGCGGCGATCCCGGCCGCGTTCCGGTTCGCCTCGGCTGCTGACCGGTACGCCGTCTCGACGTCGGCCAGCAGGTCGCGTAGCTGCTCGATCTGCTCCGACACGTCCTCGCCTCCTCCTCGGCCCTAGCCTGGAGAGGGGCGAGGCGTCAAGCGGCCCGATCTAGCAGCAGCGCCGAGAGCTTACAGATCGCGTCCTCGTACCCCTCGCGTCGTGACTTCCCGGCCTCGTGGGCGTCGTGCCTGGCTTGCATAATGATCGAGGCGGGGCGCTCGATGCCAACCCGTGAAGCTCCGACGATTAGGGCCATGGCTACTTGTTGCAGTTCGATGTTGCTCATGTCTTCTCCTTTGTTGTGGAGGGGACCCCCTCCCGACTTCTGCCCCTTAAGAGGTAGCCGGCAGACGTCAAGCGCCGGCCGGTCGTTTTTTTATAGCATCTCGGATTCGGTCACGACGTAACCGGGGCCGAACTTCTTCGCGCAAGTGTTCCCGATCTGGAAGTATCCGGAGTCGCGATCAAAGTCCCAGGGGCCGACGTCGTTTTTGACGACCTGCCCGTGATGAGTGCGCACCCATTTATCGTGACCCTTGCGCAGTTTTTTCCCGCAAAGGCAGCAGCCCTCGAAGTGCTCGATCGCGGGTAGTTCTTTTTCGTTGCTCATGTCTTCTCCTTTTGTGTGGCGAGGTCATCCCCGCCCGACTTCTGCCCCTTAAGAGGTAGCCGGACCGCGTCAAGCGCGATCCGTCGTTTTTTCATCGAAGGTACCGAGCGCCGAAGGTCTGGAGGGCTTCCGCGAGATTCGTCTGGCGGATGTTGCCCCGCGCGTGCTTGGCTGGGCTCTTCCAGTTCGCCGCCTTCAAGATCTCGCCGGTCTCCATGTTGACGAAGTGATGAACCGATCGATCACTTGGGCCGCGCGACTTGATGATCTTCGCGTACTTGCGACCCTCGATCACAAGAATGCGAGTCGGCCGGCGGTTCTCGTAGTCGTCGCCCAAGAGGTCGCGGACACCTTGATCGTGGATCTGCTGGGTCGCTTCGACGTGTGCGGCGAGTTCCTGGGCGGTGACTGGTGCGATCTGTGCTTGGCTCATGTCTTCTCCTAACTTGGGCGGGGTTCATCCCCTCCCGACGCTTTCCATCATATAGGCCCCGGCCCGGCTGTCAACCCATCCAGCAAAAAAAAGCCTCGGGGGTGTGTTTTTGTTAATCAGGCGCAAG